ATCTACTGGTTCAGCTTCTATTACTGCATTAGCCGTAGCATCAGCTACAGGTTGTTGAGCTTGTGCTTGAGGTAATGCTTGCCCATGTAACTTAGCGATCAGTTGTGCTACTTCAGCATAAGCGTTACCTGATAAGCTCTTTAAGATAGCTTCTACTTCTGCAATTTCTAGTTCTAATTTAATAGCCATTATTTTTTACCTTTCTTTGATGATTCTTTCTTTACTGAATATGCAATTGCAACTGCTTGCTTAGGTGGTTTGCCTGCTGCTATTTCAGTCTTAATGTTGGATTTAAACGCTTTATCGCTTTTAGATTTCTTTAAAGGCATCATAAACTCCTATTCGTTAATAAAACAAACATCTTGCCACGACATGACTAGATACTTAACACCATCTTCGGTGTAAGGAAAGTATTTAAGATACTCTTCCGACTTATCATCATTCATTGTACCAAATCTGATTCTTGCACCTACTTCAATAGGCATGGCTTCTCTGCGACCATTAGGAAGTTTTTTACCTGGGCCTACTGCTACAACTTCGCCCATGTTTTCTACTTCTTTGTTATCAACATAGATAACGCTAGATAGTTCTCTTACATCAGGCTTGACCACGATTTTGTCGTGCATGGGTTTTATTTGCATTTGGCAGGCCTTCCACGCTTCTTAGGTGTTGGCTCAGTTTCACCAAAATTAACTACTAATTGGTTAATGATTGATTCGTACATGATGTTTTTAAGCACATACTCACCGCACCAGTCGTTAGGTGATTTATTCTTAGTTTCAGGATAGCGTTTACAACTGCCCATTTGATCCCCAAAAGAAAAAAATTTACAAGAATTGCAGTTGTTTGTATGATTCGGTTCAGCCACTCGTTTTCTCCGATTAAATGTAGTGGTTAGAGAGCCTACAAGTTTAAGCCTTGTAGTGTTCTCGTTTTAATTAAAAGTCTTTGCCGTAAGCAGAACGTGAATGGTTATAACAAGTGCCTTCTGTTTTACCTGTATTGAACTGTTTGTCAGCACCGATATTATCTTCTTTGCCTTCTGCTACGCCACCAACAATTTTACCTTTACGCTCGCCTGACATGTCTGCCTTGCTTGCACCTTTAGGAACTACTACGCCTTTTGCTGGAATACCAGCAGTACTGTTTGGGTTTGCCATCTTAAAATCCTTTTAGCTAAAAAGTCTGCAAAATGCAGTTCTTAGATTGTAGTTTAACTATTTTTTGTGTCAAGTGCTTTAATTTTCTGCTTATATAATACTTTTAATGCTTTTATATCGTCAATAGTATATTTTTTAGGTGTGTGATTACTTTCTAACCATTCTACTTCATCAAGTCCAATCTTTTTAACCAAATTGATCCTGTAGTTGATGATGTTGCCTGAGAGATGATTGTTGCAAGGAGCGCATTGTTTATGTACGTTAAATTCGTTAAACCGTAACTCTGGGTGTGAACCTGTGGTTTTGTAATGCCCACTGTGGTACTGACCTGTATGATGTCGCTGGCATGAAATACATGGGGCATCTTTATCTCTTAATCGTATATATTGGTTAAATATCGCCTGAGCTTCTTTAAGCCACTCGGCTTTTGTCTTGAGCTTGACCTTCAGCTCTTTAGTTTCCTTGCGTTCTGCCTTCACCCTGATCGTTTTGGAGTACTTATAAGCACATTCAGCAGAGCAAACTGATTGAAGCGGTCTACTCGGTGTGTATTTTACACGACATACACGACATAATTTAGTTTTTATAGGTTTAGTTATCATCAAAATAAAACCCATTCTCGGCTGCGTAACGCATACAGTTATCAAGGTACTCACCCATTTGTTTTGTAGATAATTTAGTTGTAGAAAGTAATTGTTTAGCCTCTACACCATCAAAGTCTACAATCTTATATAAATATTTAAACCTTAGAAGATCGTGAGTGAAGTCTTTGTCGTAGCCAAAGTGTTTACCAAACTCATCTACAAACTTCCAGTAAAAGTCATTCTGTAAGCCAGTACGAGTTATCTTTCTTAGCTTGGCAGACACTACATAACCCAATGAAAGGTCTAGCTCACTTAACTTTTTAATTAAATTAGGTAAGTTAGCAGGGCTTAAGTAAAAGTTATTTATCATAATGTGATTAGCCTTATTTTATCCACAGGTACTTTATAAAAAAACTCACCATTAGGTATGTATTTATTCTGTACCTCTATCAATGGTGAAGCTAGAACTACTGTGTCTTTACATATAAAACAAAATGAACCTTGTTTGTTAAAAGCTAATAGAACTGTAGGTAAGTCATTAGTCAGTAGTTTCTTCTTTCTACTAGGGATATGTAAAGTATTAAATGTAAATACACCATCCCAAGCTGGTCTGACTTCTACTTCAACATAACCGACCTTAACATTATTTCTCATAGCTATTAGATCAACTGCGTAGTCATTAGGATTATCTATTAACTCAATCCCATAGAGTTGTTTAAATAACTTATAAGCTCTTAATCTACCTATTTCATCATAATGCTCATGAAGTTCAGTATTAAACTGTTTATTTAGCATTATTAATTTCTAATGCTTTGGCTTTAGCTTTAAGTGCTGTGTCAAAGTAACCATGATTCTTGTTATGGTGGCTTAATCCAAACTTCTCACCATTAGGAGTTATGTACTTAGCTATTAAGAAGTCTTTACACTTAATACAGTAGTTGTCTAGTTTAACCCACAACATTTAACGCTTCTTTAGCATATTGAACACTTTTATCAGGGAATTGATTAGGATTAGCTAATATCCTTTTAGCCCATGCTTTATAGTCAGTCTTAGATATTAAGCGATCAGCAACAAACTTAACCACGTTATCAGCATGACGTTTATTATCCTGTATAGCTAATGGTGAAGGTATTTTAGCAAATATCGTAACCTTATGTGAGCATAGTTCTTTAATGTCATGTGGAGTTGGTGGTTTACTTGAACTATCAACCCATTGATTAAGTGCCTTCTTAACAACTTCAAATTCATAATTAGATAACATAGTCCACCAGGCTAATATTGTTTCTTTTGTTAATGGTGGTTTGTTAGTTAATTCCATTGTTACATTCAACATACCCCAAAACTGTTTTTTGTTTGAATCATCCATTTGAAATTACTCCCTGTTTAGGCTCTAACCATTCGTTAAATTCTTCATCAGATATAAATCCAAGACCTTTCATTTTCTTAACTGATGCCCCTTTCTTAATATTTAAACTACTAGCCTCATCACGCATATTCACAATCATTTGCAATAAGTAATTAAACTTTTTAACTTTTGCCTCTTTAGCGCAATTACAAAACTCTTCATTAGTAGCCCCAGCTTCTAATAGTTTTAAAAAAGTAGGATTACTTGGATTAATGCCAGTAATGTTAAACATTTTTAAAGAAACACAAACTGCTGATACTTTTTGCTGTATGTTTGTCTTCTCTTCTATTCTATTCTCTTCTATTCTCTTCTCTTCTTGCATGACGTTATTTGATTTCGTCATGACGGCATCATGATTTAGTTTAATATTTTGTATTAAAACACGCATTTTTGGGTTACTTGTTGCAGAACTTTGCAATCTTTTTGCTACTTTCATACAAGTAATTTTGCCATCACCATTTTCAAATAGTCCTAATGATACAAATCGTTTCATCATCTCTTCTACTTTTTGAGGTGTTGAACCGGTATTACGAGCTATTATTCTTGCATCATGCTTTACTTCAAAAGTTAAATTATCGGCAGAGGTTTTACCTACAATTAATTCTATACAATACCAATACAGGCCATAACCTTCAAGGCCATAATCTAATAGAACCTCTTGTAGCTTTTCATCAAGATTTGCATTTGAATCATGTCTAAACCATTCCATATTATTCTGCACTATTTTTAAAGTAAACGAATAAAGCCTCTACTACACTAAATCTTACATCACCATTATTTTTTAACTTTAATATTGTACTTCTAGTTAATTTTAAATGCTTAATAACACCAGCTACATTACACATAGGTTCATTAAGTTTTCTTACTACATACTCTTTGTTAGATTCCATAATTAATCTCCTTGATTTACATCATAAACCTATTTAATACAGAGTGCAAATAAATAAATGCAAAATAAATACTAAAATGCTTGCATTAGATTAAAAAGAGAGTAGAGTGTGAATTGTGGTACAGCAATTAACTTAATAACAGGAGATTTAAATGACTACATTCCCACTAACTGGCAACATTAACGATCCAGACTGGCCTGAAGAATTAAACCCAAAAGATATTCAAGATGTTGTTGAACAATTCTTAACTTTTAATGCACTTCCACTATCTTCATACATTGACGAAACAGAGCTGTTATCTGACCAAGTACATAAAATCTTATTTGATGTAGAAGATGACAAGCTAGGCCGTATCAAAGATTTATATGATGCGGAAATTACTCGTGTCGCTAAATGGGCTGAAAAATATGAAAACACTATCCCTCATGCAACATGGCTTGTTACTCAAGCATTGGAGTGCTAATCATGGAACTATTAATTATTACTTTCTTTTTCGGTATTGTTACCGCAATCGTTTTAACAGATGCTTGGAGCAGATAACATGGCCAACGGAAATGAACAAATACTAGATGATATTGAGAATGAAGAAAATGCTCAGATCAATCAAGAAGAATATGAATTGTGGAGTTTGCAAGTTGAATTGAATCGTATAAACGATTTTATGGATACATTAGAGTTAGGAGAATTAAAATGAGATTAGAAGATGAAATTGAATTAAAAAATATGACTGATGAGCAACGTGAGGAAAATGATGTTGCGTTTAATGACCAGTTATCAATGTATGCAGCAGAAATGAAAGCATACAAGATTGAAATAGCTGACAAGTTTAGAGATTATCTTTACAACAATTACACAATAGGCAATGGCGAGCAATTATTACGTGCTGAAGAAGATGGTATAGAAGATTTCTTACGTGAAAATGATTTACCGCCAGACATGGAGATAGAGTTATGACCGATACAGCTGAAGACAAATTCAATTACTTTATGGATAAAGAATTTATACGAGGCCATTCAGAAGGTTGGACTATGGGTCATAGAAGTGCTACTCGTAGTTGGCATGATTTAATTGAAAAAGCTGTTGAATTAAAAATGATAGACAGCAATTCTGCTGATTGTTTATTAAGAATTGAAAATATGATGCGTGAACAGGGAGATATGTAATGGCTAAAGAAGGATTTGTAAATATTCATGGTAAAGACTACGAAACAGTTGCTAGTCGTGTTAATCGTTTTCGTGAACACTATGCTGACTATTCAATCATCAGCAAGATTATTAAGATTGATGCT